ATTGAAAAGGGCAAGTATTGGGCGTGGACATTGCCATCATTCATAGGAGTCCTCGTGGTCCTGTATGTGATATTAGCGTCCTTATGGGACGAAAAGCAGACGGTTCATCTTCGTTTGAAAAGTTATATGGAGAAAACATATGCCCACTCCGTTTAAACCCAATCCTCTTCGTAAAGCGGATAGCTACAAAGATACACATTTCTACGGACCCGAGATTACGGAACTTCTATCGTATTTTGAAGCTCGCGGAGGAGAGTATCCGTACACGGAATTCTTCGGGTTACAGGGAATTTTAATGGAGGAATTCGAGGGTGAATTCTTTACTCTGGACGATCTGAATGAAGAGTATGAGAACTCCCAGCAGCATTTTGGCGCAGGTTTTCCCTACCATTACGACGACTGGAAGTATATCCTAGATACCTACAACGGACGTCTACCAATGGAAATTCGAGCCGTTAAGGAAGGCAGCGTCGTTCCTGTCGGCAATGTTCTTTACACCATTAAATCCACAGATAAGCGGGTACCTTGGATTGGTCAATGGGCGGAAACCGTTCTTCAACATGTCTGGTATACAACCGCAGTTGCTACAAAGAGCCGCATGGCAAAGGAAATTTATCATCGGTTTTTGCTAGAAACCGCAGATGACCTGTCGGCGCTCCCCTTTCAACTTCATGACTTTGGATTTAGAGGGGCTACGGGAACTCAGGCGGCGGCTCGCGGCGGTGCGGCCCATTTGATTAATTTTCTAGGCACCGATACTAAAATTGCCATGGATTATCTCCATCAGTACTATGGTGCCCCCCGAGTTTCTGGGTATAGCGTTCCTGCCACAGAGCACTCCATGTTTACTATCAAGGGCCGTAATGGAGAAGCGGAACAAGTTGGCGCGGCATTAAGAAAGTATCCCAAGGGAATCATTAGTCTCGTGGGGGATTCCTACAACATCTTCAATTTCTGTAAGGAAATCCTTGGTCATCAATATCGGGATATTATCCGTAATCGAGAGGGAAAAGTTGTAGCCCGTCCCGACTCAGGTGATCCTATTACCCAAGTTCCCCAGTTGTTCGACATCTTTGGGGAGTGTTTTGGATTTCGTGAAAATTCCAAGTCCTATAAAGTTCTCGCCCCTTGTATTGGTACACTCTGGGGAGATGGTATGGACCTATATTCTATTCAGGGACTTCTTTGTGCTATTAGGAACTTTCACTGGAGCACTGAAAACATAGTCAATGGCATGGGAGGCGGTCTGCTTCAAAAGGTCAATCGTGATACTCAGAAGGTTGCCATTAAACTTTGTAATGCGGTTATTGACGGAGTAGATACCCCGGTTAGCAAGGATCCAGTCACCGATAAAGGCAAGGCCAGCAAGGGTGGTCGTCTGGCTCTTCTCAAGCAACTAGGAGGTCATTGGGTTACAATTCCGGATACTTATGGTGATGGTGTTCCTTTTGACCAACTTGAACTGGTCTTCCGCAACGGGGAGATGAAGCGTATTCAGACCCTAGACGAAATTAGGGAGTTGGCTAAAATATGATAGAAATTATTCCCTCTAAAACAAAGCTCACAAGGTATCTAGTTCGTAGTTCCATCAAAGAGATTTTGTGTATCCATATACCAAGATGATCTTCAAAATTAACCTAAATACAATAGAGACAGTAGAATAAGGGTATGGAAACGCTACCTATGCCCGATGAAGATATCCAAATTCCCAAATTTGGATACTGTTCTTTGTATCTAACCAAGTCGTTCTCGGCTCCAGTGGATGGAGAGTCTATCTACTTTGTTCTGGATCAGTCACCCAAACAAACGACTCTGCTTCACCCTTTCACTCTTACTAAATTCGTTATTTCTTCAGTCACCTTTCAGGAATCTGTGATCAAGTGTTCTTGGAATCCTACGAATGAACGGGTTGTAAAACTCTTTAAGGATAAGATGAATTCCGAAAAGAGTCTAGGCCATAAGGGGCCATATGTTGACGTTGAGGAAATTATAAAGTATTACTCTCAATAGGAAGTATTATCCTAAAAGAGGGTCTAAATGGCAGCGAATGAACGTCAAGTGGCGGGGGATCACTACCGCTCGGGATTACAGCATTGGGATTTAGTAGCTCATAATAAGATGGGTTATTTTGAAGCCCAGATAACAAAATATATCACCCGTTGGAAGAAGAAAAACGGGGTTCAAGATGTAGAAAAGTCTATTCATTATCATGAAAAGCTGACTGAATTATTAGAAAATAAGGTGCTTGACCTGCCTTATAGTCGTGAGCCTAAGTTCTTAGAAGAGTTTAAGATTTCTAATGAACTTTACAGTGTTGAATACACAATTTTCTATCTCCTCTTAACCTACACATCTATGGACGAGCTTTTTCGTGTCGGCATACTTCTCCAACATCTCTTAGAGATGGCAAAAGAGAAGGAGAGGGTAAATTAATGAGTGATTGGGCTATGTCTTATAAAGCAGGTTCTTGCGATGGGGGTGGCGGTGGGTGTTCTACCTGTATTACTGAAAGTGAAAACACAAAGCGGCTTCGTGAAGATTCCATAAAAGCCATAGAAAATCTCTTCCGTAGAGATAGAAAATTAAAACCTCTGATAAAGAGTGTCCGTGGGGGATTTGAACTACTAAATTATTACACTTCTGTTCTTGATGCTATGGCAAAGATTCCAACTCCTTCTGGTGTTTACCCCGATTTTTCCATAAGCAACACAAATAAAAAGAGGATTAAAGACATTAAGGTGCTAAGGTGGTTATTTGCTGCTATTGAAAAACAACTTAAAACAGAAGGAAAGAGGAAAAAGTGAATTCTCCCTTACAGTCTATTTTAGAAATTCTGGCAGCGTTGACGGTGGAGGGATCTACTGGAAAGAACCTAGATTCTTTGGCATCGGGGTTACTTAGACAACAAAAGGTAGAATCAGCGTTTTTACACTATACTCCAGGAGGAAACGCTCCAACAGAAGGATTTCCAAATGTTCTCTGTGTCAGTATCAACGGGGAAGTCATTCATGGAATTCCTGATGATAGAAAATTTCAATTCGGAGATATAGTCAAACTAGATTTAGGTTTGAAGGATGCAGAAGGAAATTTTGATGACGGTGCTCTTACGGTAATCGTGGGAGAACGGGCGGGTTCTGCGGTAGCCTGTCGTCTAGTAAAGACCACAAAAGAAGCTCTAGAAGCGGGAGTAGCCCAAGCCAAGGCAGGCAACACGACCCATGACATAGCCAGAGCTATCTACGCGGTTGCTCAGCGGGAGGGTTTCTCAGTTATTGAGGGATATAGTGGACATGGGATAGGAACAGCCCTTCATATGGCTCCTGACGTCCCTAATAAGCCCGTAGGAGTGCCCGTTAAGTTGGAAGCTGGTATGCGTCTGGCTATTGAACCAATGCTTAGTTCCAATAAAGGATACACTGTAATTGACAAGAATAATAAGTGGACCGTTAAACTCCAAGGTGGGGGAGTATCCGCTCATTTTGAAAGAACGGTGACGGTGAAATAATGTCTAATCTAGAATATAAAAAATTATTAGTGGATATGTATGAAGTAGGACAAAAGATTTCATCTGCAAAACAAGCGGGAATTCCCGAAGTAGGTCCTTTTTGGCTTTTGGATGATGGTAGACTTCTGGGTGATGGATTACCTGTTACTGAAGCACCAGAAGTTTGTGGGTTCAAAATAAACCCTAGAGACCACGGTACTATTTGGGGAATATATCAAAGAGCCGATGTAATACCAAAAGATCAAAAATACGATGATATTCCTCGGGGTAGAGTGACTTATTTAATAGAGTCAAGAAAATATGTCATAACGGCAGACAGGTGTATTCTTAGTAACCCTTCTGCTATTGCTAAGATTAAATCTGACATGAATCTTCCATACGAAAATACTCTTGTGGAAGATGATGAACACTATCGTTGTGTAAAATGCAGGGGAACAACACGAGAATTGAAGTCAAACTTATCAATGACGCCAGGGAAGCCTTTCTGACTGCGATGGCCTGTGGGCATGCGAAAAAATATCAGCGTTTCGATATGGAAGCGAATCCACTTTGTGCTATCTGCCAAGTGAATCAATTGCGGGCCGAGCAGGAACGGCACGAGGTGCAGATGGCTGGAATTAGCGTAGCCGCCGCCGGTTGGCCAGGATGGCGAGGCTGCAACTAAAGAACAATACGGATGGAGCGTTTCGTACCAAGACGTTCTTAACCTGCGCCGAAAGTATCAGATGCTGCTGGCCGAACGGGAAGAGATTGCGGCGCTGGAAGGAAAGTGGTGCGACATGGCAGTAATATCCCGCGAAGAATCGAGGCGTATTCGCCGTACTGTTTATGTGGCAACTGAGGCGGAAGCAAACTGCTTAATACGCGCAGAGGTTTGGGATGGGTGCGCCGACGAACTCTCCGCCATCCTGGCCCGCATCCAGGCGGGAACGTCCGCCAGTGAAGCGTACATCAATCCGCAACACAGCCAAGAATGTCAACTGCGGTATATAACAGCGGAAGAAGCTCACCTCCGAGACTATGGTTGCACTTGCGGGCCAGCCGCCGAAAAGGAGAGAGAAAATGAGACACCAGGAAGTCGAGAAGACTGTTAGGATTGTAGAGGTAGCAGAGATTTTATGTAACATGTGTGATGATCTATGAAACTTCTGGCATTCCAGGACAATATGAGTATGCAGTATTAAGTGCTGATTGGGGCTATGGTAGTGAACACGATTCTGAACACTTCAAATTACAGATTTGTGAAAAATGTGTTTATGAAAAATCCTTCCTAGTCTAGTTATTCAACCAGAAATACAAGAATTTATCTAACTGTCTCCTCTATTAGAGAGGTGACTTATGGGTGGACAAGGGTTCATAAACGAAGGAACAGATAAGAGATGGACAACTCTTTGGGGGCTGGGACCCTGGTTGTCTCAAAAATTGAGTTTTAAGTCAGGATGGGATCCGGTATCCCTCTATTTCGTTTTCCCTCTAGGCTTTGGCATCAATGCCCCGGCGTTCTGGAAGGGCCGTGGATGGGTTCTTCACTTCCATCTGTATCTCCTCCGCTACGATCGCAACTGGCCGGGATACTTGTTCTTCTCAGCAGATGCGAAAGTTCAGGATCATCCTATCCTATATTAACTTTCCGCCGCTCTATAGAGGGAGACTCTATGGAGATACAGGTGAATTTGCGGAAAGTGATGGAGGATCGGTTTCCAGATGCTAATTTGAAGTCTTATTTCTCCTTTCTTGATCCGGATTGCCTTCTTTGTCAGGGAGGTGTGTAGTGGCTGGCGGTGTGTGCTTCAACCAAGGGAAGCAATTAGGCACGGGTGACCTGAGTCTACTTGTACGCGATTCACAAAATAATATCATTGACCCTTTCAATATATCATACACGATTTTTCAACTAGATGAGCAGGGTAATCAGACTATGATGACTCAACCCAAATCTTCTCCTTCTAGAGCAGGGTTGGGAGCCTACTTTATAAACCTGACCATTCCTTCCGTTTGGCATGGAGAGTTTAAATTGGTATGGTATCTAATTCAGAATCAAGGGGATCCAGAAGTTCAAGTCTATGAAGACTTTCAAGTTGTTTTCATAAATCCTGCTTCTGGTTCATTAGAAGCTCAGTCTGTATTAGTCTCACCGAAGCTCGCCACCCTACCTAAATATGCCCCGGCTATCGTGGCAGTTCGTCAGTTACTTTTTGATACCAACCCAGATCGTAATTACCACTTCCGTCCTCCTACTCCAGGAAAAGTTGTAGCAAACTTTACAAGTCGTGTAGGATTTATCTGGCCCGATGACATGATTATAACCTTTTTACAGTTAACCATTTCTCAGTTGAATTATTATAACACAAAGAATATTTACAGCTTTACTTTGGATTCTGTTCCTGTAGATTGGGGTAACGTAGCTGCGTTAGGAGCAGCTTCTATGTGTCTTACGGCTGAAGGGTGCCGATGGGCTGAAGAAGAATTTTCGTATTCGCTTAATGGTGTCAGTTTGGATATCAATAAGTCACAGTTGTATCAGTCACTTGGACAGATTTACGACCAAAAGTTTATTATTATGGCTCCATTGGTTACGGCTAACCGTCCATTTAGTGCTGGCCTCAGACAGCAGCGTTGGTTGCTAGGATAAGTCCTTTATTATCAGTAACTTACAAGAGGATCGCATTGCATGATTTCAAATCTACTAATTCTAAACTCCAACTACGTGGGTGCCCGAGATCTTCACTGGGTAGATGATCCTAAAGCGGTTTTAGGGTATAATATCTATCGAGCATTTGACTATCCAACAAGTTGGGTTAAACTCAATTCTTATCCTCTAACTATTCATTTTTACAGAGATGAGACGACCTTACAACAAGTTACTTACACTGTAACGTCAAATGATTTTGTAGAAAAGGGTGAGGGTGGGCATTGGGTTCTTCATATTCCCGACATACCGTATTCTACTATTGTAAGGGGCCGTGCTCAAGTTACAAATAGTCCTCAGGATGTAACCATCCTTATGGACGGTAAGTCTTTTCGTCCTATTCAAGTTCAGGGGTTAGATCAAAGTATATGGATTCAACGGGATAATACTCTACATCAGGGTGGGGCGGTGAGTGATCTGCCCGCAATGCCAGATTTGACCCAAGTTCAAGTATTTCAGGTTGTATACAGCAAATTAGTTAACTATGTTGACATCTACACGAGACTAACTCGCACCTTCTATACAGTGGTAGGAATAGGGGCCGATGGACAAGAACTTCATACACCAGGGGAACCCAATACTGAGATTGTGGACACCCAACAGATTGATCGCATGGACTATATGCAGCGCGAAATGGTGCGCAGAAATGACTGGCTCTTCGAACAAGTCGGTGAGCCTGCCTTCCTTATGTTTAGAAAAACCAAAGGAGTTACCTGCGGTTGTCTTCAAGGAGGACTCAATCAACCCCGCACTGGATGTTCCGGTTGTTTTGAAATAGGGATAGTGGGTGGATATTTTGGTCCCTATGACTTTCTTTACATAGATCCAGATTCGCAAGTTATGAGAACTCTTCAAGAAGGCGGTATAGAAGTAGAACGTGAATCTACTGCTTATCTTGGACCTTCTCCTATAGTTCAAGACGGGGATCTTATCATTCGTCGTAATGGGGAACGTCTGGTCATTAATAAGGTTCGTTATAAGTCTCCTCGTGGCGTTCTTCTCATGCAAGATTTTACAACTACCTTGCTGAGGAGAGGAGATACTAGATACCTAGTTCCTGTGGTTTATCCCCAGATTCCTCCTGTTATTTATAATCCTGTGTACGATATTACATCTCAACCGAATGCTGGAGGAGAACCGATTTCTAAAATGGTTAATGACCCTGATGCCGGAAAGAATTGGGAAAATCCAGATAAACAGGATGGAAGAACCGTTACATTTAATCGTATAAAAGGCAATAAGAATCCAGTTATCTAAGGAAAACTACTTTCAGCTACATTAGAGAGAGGCTTTATGAGCATTAACCCAAATATCCTTGCGGCAGAACTTTCTGAAGTAGCAAATATCAAGACTGCCCGTATGCTAGAAGTAGAACACACAGGAACCACGCCTGCTCTTCAACGTATGGTTGGAGATCCCGATGATCAAGTAGTTACTCCGTTCTCACAGTTCAAGCCTAATCCAGGAACAATGCAGTTGCCTAATCCTCTTTCCCCCATTCAAGGAGACAACACATTCTTTTCCTATCTGATCGCCGGGGCTAGATTCCAAGCCCACGATGGTAGCTGGTGGGAAATTATTGATTATAACTTCCAGAATTACAGCATAGAACTTGAAAATGTTTGGTATCCTAAGATTCACGCAGTAGTCAGCGTGTGGGACGTCCGTCGTAGCATTCATAGTTGGATTGAACCCGTACAGATTATTGTTCCTCCGCCACCTCCAGGAAACCAGGATTACGACGTTCAGCGCGTAAAGATCGTAAAGTAACCTTTCTGTCCCCTTATAGAGGACTTCATCGTGATTGATCTCACCGGGGCCGGACTTATAAATTATTTGTTGCGCATAACCCGCGATGTTATGAACCGCAATCCACGTTTTCGTAGCACTTTGGGTGCAGTAACCTTTGCATCTTCTAACCAAATCAACACAGGCGACGTTCAATTAATTGTTAAGAGTGTGACCACTTCCGGAACTCGTTTATCGCCTGATTACTTTATGTGTACTCGTCATGGCAGAGCTATTTTAGCAAAAGTAGAAGATAAAGATGGACAATTTATAGAGTGGGTGTCGGAGACTGACGCTACCGGGTTGCTCCTTGACCCCGGTGTTTATTATCTCAATGTTGATTCTGTGGATGAACAAACTAGAGAAGTGGGATTAACCATACATAGATATAAATGGCGTGAAGGGAAAACAACAAACGCTTTTGGTTCTAATGTATACTTCTCTTCCAGTATAGATGTGAGTTCTTTAGTGTTGAGTGATTCTTCAAATTCTAGTTTAGCTATTTCCTACACGACATATGGGGATTATCTAGCCCTCTACACTCCTGTACAGAATCTTGTTATCACAGGGACAAAAATAAGTTCTCCTCCTGTCACCGGAGTTTTAACCCCCAATACAGACTATTGGGCGGTTCGTTCTCAGTCCAAAACTCTTGTCCAATCCACTGTCGGAGGTCAAGAACTTGTCAGTGTTCCCACCAATTCAATAGGTTCTGTTATTCTTACCGATCAAACGGGATATCAACTTCGTGAAAATTTGGATTTTAGCTATTACAGTGGTCCTGATTGGATTCAATTGTCTGAGTGGACACCCACAGGATCTACAATAACAGCAACAGGAAATTATAAAATAGACATGTCTGCTCCTTACGGTTCTATGAATCCTGAAAATACCTTACCTATTACTCTATTACCAGGAGAAACTCTCGCCTCAGGACAAGTTTTTATTCGTACTAGTCAAGGAGATGTCTTTAACATTTCTCCCACTACGGGAGGAAATGTCCAGTTACCTACTCTTCTACCGACCGGAGGATACGTTTTTTATGAAGTTCGTATAGACACAGGACAACTCACAGCTAAAGCGATGAAGCAGGAACTAAATGGAGCAGTGATACCCGGATTACAACTAGCTATTGGGGATAGAGTAGAGGTGGGAGATCAAGTTGCTATCATTATATCCCCAACTCTTACAGAAACTTATCATGTGTATGGAAGTAAAGAAAACTTAAATTTCACCCTAGAAGTGAAAGCAAACGATTTACAAACCGCTTCTGAATTCACTGAAATGTTAAAACAAGAACTTCTCGTATGGCGTAGAAATAATATGGAAAGTGATGGAGTGACGATTTTTGAAGCTACTCGTGAATATCAAGGAGAACAGCGAGATCCTTCCGGTACGGCTCCTCGTTATCTGTACTCTCTTCGGGTAGAAGCGTCAGCAGACTGGAAAGTATTTGTTCCTCTGGTAACTCGTCTAGTTAGTTATCAAATCACAAATACAATTTACGGTACTGATTTTGGAGGGAAATTACAAATTGTTCCTCGCTCTCAGGCTTTGGGTGCTTTTGGGTTTATTCAGTCTTATGCCTGAAAATAAACAATGCAAATCTACAAAATTACAAATAGAGTCAATGGTACCATAGTATGTCTCATTCAGAAGAGACCAAACAGCATTTAAGTGAAGTTCAGTTAGAAAATTCTTCTATGAAGGGTAACACCCTACAGAAGAAAAGCAAAAATCTCTAGAGAAAGAGATAGTTAGAATGGGAGAATCAATTTGGATTTCAGAGTGTGGATAGGTCGTAAGGGAAGGGCCAAGCAACAGGGTCTTCTCTTAGAGGGTCCAGCACCTAAACAATATTTATTTTAAGGAGAATCTTAATGGCAAGATATGATTTCAAGTGTGAAAAGTGTGATATAGTTAAGGAAGTTATTCAATCCGTTGAGAAACAACTTCCTAAAACAACAGAATGCCCTAGTTGTAAGGGAAGAATGGATTTTGTCATTCCTTTAGTATCTCTTGGGGTTTCTACCATGGATACGGCTCCCATTGATGTGGTTGTAGGTCGTGACGCAGATGCAAGATGGGCACGAATTAACGAGAGACAAGAAGTTCGTAATAAAGTTCGCCAGGAATCTGGAGTTGTTGGGTTAACTGCTACGGGTACCAATGAATACCAACCCATTGATACAAAACAGAAGTTTCGTCGTACCGATGCTATGAAAACAGTAGAAAAGGATGGCTTTAAGCCTCAGTATGATGATGGAGATGCTAAACTTATTAATAAGCGTTAATGAACCTGAAACTAAATCTGTTAGAAATAATCGTAAGAGTCGGTCTGTCGTGAGTGTAATAGACGATTAGGATGTTTAGAAGAACTATTAAATGAATGTGAATCGGTGACAAAGCAGATTCATGGATGAAACAAGCTCTTGAATGTGTACAGCATTACCGTTTGTGTTAGTAGAATTTAGTTTATTAGGTCCAACTAAGAAGGCAATCTCCTTCAAGGGAGCAAAAGACACATGGCACTATTTCAATCATACGCACCTCCGGGAGTATACACTAGCGTTGTATTAGCTCCAACATCCGCGCCGTTATTTGGCACTGCGCGAATTCCCGTACTCATCGGAGAAGGTGTTGAGAATTTCGTTTTTTCTGATCAAGAGATCTTTCGTGGTTCTTCGGCTTCCGCTGATGACCAGTCTGTTAACGAAGATATTTCGGCTCAGGCAACGGGACTTACCCGTACTTTCCAAGTAACCTACTTCCCTATAACAACGGGGGATGGTTCTGGAACTGTAACTAACGATTACACTAAGATACAGGTAACAAGCAACGGTATCCCGGTAACGGTCGTGTCTCTAAACGGTACCTTGGGTTCTTTTCAGACTCAACAAATTATCCCAGCAGGAGCAGTTCTTTTAGTAACGTATTTCTTCAAGCGTTCGGACACTCACAAGGTAAACGAGGATCTTTCCGCTCAAATCCCTTCTTTTGCAAGCCTGACCTATACTCCGGCTGTAGGACATTCCATTGTAATTGGTATAAATACTCCTGGTAAACTGGGTAATTTGGTCAATGTGACTTTTACTTTGTCCACTTCCCCGGTTAACGGTAAGTCTGACGTAACAGCCGTAACAGGAGCAGGAACCGCTAATATCAGCATTGAACTTCTGAAGGCTGATAACGTATCGGTCAGAACCCTAACGGACATTAGCAATTTAATTGCTGCTGGTATTCCTACTTCTCAAGGGTATCTAACAGGAAGTTCTATTGATACCACAGTAGGTGTTGCTAAGACCGCTGCCTTCCTTTCGGGTGGTGCTGGGCCTTCTACCAACACTGTGTTTAAGACTCATTTTACACCTATAGT